AACATTACAGTACACTATGTTGCAACTCAGAACAACTCTGTACCAACTGTTACAGATGGTTCGATTACGAATGCAAGTCTAAACTTAGATTATAGTGAGGCAACATACAGAGCTCCAACAATAGTTACAACAACTTCTGGACAAACGACACAGACAATCAAAAGACCAAGTGTAACATCATATTATGATGTAAACAGTACATTAGTATTACTTAATGGTGTTATGTTGATACCAACAACTGACTATACAATATCATCAACCACACTAACATTAGTAGGTGGAGCTGCACCTACAGGGTCATCTTTAGTAATAAGGTATCTACCAACAACTGCATAAATATTGGAATAAAGAGAAACATAAATGGCAACTAACACAAGAAAATTATCAGATTTTTTAGCAGAAGGTGAAGGGGATACCTTTGGTGATTTACCAGTAGAGAATCCGCATATCAAGCCAGGAACTTTGTATCCTGCTGTAAATGGAATGATAAACTATGATTCCCAAAATACATTTACAGATTCTGCTGGTACACCTAAAACTATTACAGCTGCAGGAAATGTACATCATATAGGAAATCCAAAAATAGGAACTACCTCCATAAAGTTTGATGGCTCAGGAGATTATTTAAGTTTAGCAGATCATGCTGATTGGGATTTTGACGGAGACTTTACAATCGAATTTTGGATAGCTCCGCCGAGTTCAGGAAATAATTGGGATGGAATAATAGGTACTACTTCTTCTTTTCTGACAGGATCAGCAAGTGCTGGTTGGTCAATCGTTTTCAATCCTACCAGTTACGCATCATTTTCGTTTGACAATGGTTCTTCTAATACTCATTTAGAATATCGAATAACTAAAACAGATTACGTTGAAGGAAGATGGTATCATATGGCATTTGTAAGAGCTTCCAATGTTCTTAAAGCATATCTGGATGGAACTTATGTTGCATCGTCTGTTACAGCAAATAATCAAAATCATAGTGTAACAAGTTCCAATGCTTTACAAATTGGCAGACTTCATACTAATGACTTTACAGGGAAGTTAGATGAAATCCGTATTTCTAAAGGTGTTGCAAGATATACTTCTAATTTTACACCATCAACATCCGCATTTAGTAGTGATTCAAACACAAAACTTTTAATACATTCAGATAATGGTGGTAATGTTGGTGCATACGGAACTGCACAGTCTGATGGAAGAAGTTATTACTACACAGACGTTCCAGGCAGTAAGCCCATTAAAGACCCTAGAATCGGCGCACATTTTGGTAGTCAGAGACATAGGATTTCTTCAATGCAAATATTGGAACAAGAGACTGCAGCTAATGGTAATGATGTTAAAAGTTGTGATGGTAGAGAATGGGTTAGAGGTGTGAGGATTACAGGAGCATCAGCCATGAACTTTTACAATGATGGAAATGGTCAAAGATTTCAATTAGGAAATGGAGCATCTCATCAAATGTATCTTGAAATAATTGGATATTTTTCTGATGCTAATATATTAGGAGAGAATTATGCTAGTTCTCAACCAATTACTATACAAATTGATGGTGCATCCGCAGTAACTAAAAATCCCTTTAGTGGTAGTATTCAAGATCCCAAAAGAGGTAGATATGTAAATTCAAATACTGTTGCAAATTTAGCACTTGGTGCAACTCTTGGTATTCATACATTAAGAATAAATTCAAATAGCCAAGAAAATCAATGTAGTGGATTTGAACTAATAGCCCAAGACACAGGGTCAACTGCAAGAAAAAGTCAAATTAATATCCCTGCTCAGAGTGTGGTTTCCTATGGAAAGAAATTTAATATTGGTAGTGATACTTTAACTAATGCAGTACACAAACATTATAACCCATTTGCATTCAAGACAGACGGAACAACTGCATGGGCATCTGGTGCTCATAATGGAACTTCATGGCCAGTAGGAACTGGTTCAAGTCATAATATTGATACTGCAACCTCACTTGGTTTATCAAATTGGTTACATAGTTCAAATTATTACAAACCTTATAACGGCGGTAGAGTAGTTGTTTGGGTTGCTTCTGATGGTACTATAAAAACAAGTGTTAATATGATGCCTCCAAATGCTAAAGGAATCGGAAACTCATCTTCACTTACAAACGGAACTGCAAAAGCAAATGCTTCTGTTGCAAATAATACTTTTTATCCAACATTTGAAGTTGGATTAGCAGATAATTCACTTGCAGAAGTTGCTAAGACCTTCCACATAAGAGAGTTTGGAAATGGTTCGGCTAATGGTGGTTCAGCAGGTGCAGCTAAGGCAGATTGCAGTATGCTTTCTGGAACTGCTGATGATATTGCTTATACTATGGATGATGGTTTGACAAGTTTTAGTGGTGATGATATGGAAACTAATGTAAGTCATTGGCCCGCTATAATGGGGAGTGCTAATGGTGATGGATTCTATATAGCCTTTATTGGTACAGGCATTTCAGCTATTGGTATAGAAAATTTGACAACTAGAAAAACATTTGCACAAAACCTACCTTATGGTACTCATATTTTAAGAGTTTACAAGACAAGTGGTTCGGCATCAAGTTTGAAAATTGATGGAGTTGCTTTTGGAGATAGTCCAGAATGGCCCTATTCAGAAATAAACGAAATCACCTTCCACCAACCTAAGAAACCACCTATACCAGAGGACGCTTGTGTGCTTGCAGATTATATGCTCATGGCAGATTTTGTACCTCAGACAGCATCTGGTACTGAAAAAATTAGTAAAGGAGTAAGATCAGTAAATGCTTCAAGAGATTGTTGGTATGATAAGGGTTCAGCTAGTGGTTCATTTGACGCTATTAACCCACAACCACTTGCTATGGGTGGTTTTGAAGTATCATATGATACTGGTGGTCAATCTGCTGGATTAATTAAACAAAGATTGCCTTTTTTCGGAACTAATTTTGTTTCAAGAAACTATAATCATAACACAAGAGCAACAATAAGTTTGGATGGAACTACCAAAACCGGCGGTGATCGAACAATTAATGGTGATACTAATAGAGGTAGTTATGCACATTTAACTACTAGTGTTACTTTAGGAACTTATTTATCTGGTAAAGAAAATGCAGCTAATCAAAATCCAGAGTTTAATAATATGGACATAGTAACGCCAATCCACACCAGTTCACATTACCAGATTTTTGAAACTCCCTATACAACTGAGTTAGTAGGAGGCGATCGTAACATGGAGCAGACTAACCTTGTGGTTACTAGTGATGGTAAGACATGGGATGAAGTAACTAGAGATACGAGTTATATGGGGAATACAGTTGTGTTTGTAAGAGATCATGAAGGTTGGAATTCTAATATGGATTGGTCAATACAAAGAGGGAAGGGGCCAGGATCAAATAAATCACATATGGTATTTAAAGATAGTTGGGTGAATTCTTATGATAGATTCGTATGTTTAAAGACAGGATATTATACTGTAAATGCTAGTATTCTTATAAAAGATCAAACCCATTTTCAGTTCCGAATAAATGGTACGGATACTTATATGAATCATTCACCAAATTTCACATCTAATACTCCTCATGCTATGGCAGTTTTTAATTTTACCCATTACTTTGAAAGAGGAGATACTTTACAAGGTAATGGTCAAAGATATGGGGATGCTTGGGCATTTGTATCAATATTGAAAGATGAGGTAGAATAAATGTATATTTCTCATAAAAGTAACGTAATTCAACAAATATCAGATACGGAATGGGATTGTAGGAGAAGAACTAAAGGATTAGATAAATCTGAATACTGGGCTTGGGAAGAAACCATTAAGGATTCTGATGGTGTACCTGACTATTCTGGTGAAACAGGATACACAATAGTTGAATGTACTGATGAAGATGTTAGTGAAAGATTCTCTCAGTTAAGTGATTATGTTTCTAATAAGCCAGGAGAAACATTAATTTACAATATCAAATACTATGTTACCAAAAGGGATGCAGAAGAAATCAAAGATGATGAAGGAAACAGTCATGATCCAAAGCAGTATGTTCAAAGCCACTTTGTAGGACAAGATGACACAAGAGATGCCCGATTACTCGCAGATGAATGGACACAAATAAGAACAGAAAGAACACGATTACTAGCAGAAACAGACCATCATGCTCTGTCAGACCAAACACTTTCAGCAGACATGAAAACATACAGAACGAAATTGAGGGATTTACCCTCAGATCAGTCTAGC